GGTCCCTTGATAGCAACTGTTCCTCCACCGCTGTCTGCGGTTAATTTTAATCGGCTCATGCTGCTATCTCCATCATTTGGATAAATGACGGGTTGTTTGCTCCATTATTTTGAGCGTTATACTGCAAACCGTAGTTACTTGTGTAAGTACCTGCTTGCACCCGATAATTAATAGCCTGTCCTACTGAGTATGATGGGCTATCTAATTTTGTTAATGTGGTCATTCTATTAGACCTTCTATTATTTGGAAAAGCACCACCTAAATACATTTCATAGATAATGTTGCTGTAAGAACCACTAGCAATACTTCTTTGTAAAGAAATATTTATAGAACAACCGGGGTCACTATTTACACGATATTGACCTGATTGGTTTGCTATAACTAAAATTTTACTATTTGCTTTTGTAGGGGTAATAGATCCTGCTAATCCAGTATTTCCAGTTCCAGCTTGTATAGTAACTGCTGAAGCATAAGTGGCTTCTACAACTTGAATGATTTTACCTGTAGAAACAGTATTAGCAATAGTATCTGCATCTACTACTCCGTCAGGTAAACCACCTACGGAAATTCCTGTAACGGTTCCGCTTCCGCTTAATGTTATTGGCATAATTTATACGATTGTCCAGTTTTCTCCAGTACCGATTGTTACGGCGATACCATTGTTAATTGTTATAGGTCCAGCAGACATCGCATTATAATTATTTGTAATTGTATAATTAGTTGTTACTGTTTGACCATTTTCCCAGAATATTTTATCTGTACCGCCACCTGTAGCTCCGGCTGCTGATTCGACCCACTCCATACCATTGGATGTATAACCAAGTATTTTGTCTGTGCCAGAGGGTGCTGCATGTATATCTAGTTTAGCTTCTGTTACGCTATCATCTGCTAACTTGCTACCAGCAATAGCTGCTGAAGCATTTATGTCAGCATTGACAATAGTACCATCTACAATCTTAGCAGATGTAACTGTATCGTCAGCTGGTGTGTTGATACTTATTGCGTTTCCGAGGGTGAGAATAAAGAAGTCAGCACCGTTAGCAGGGGCACTGGCAAATATAATATCGTTACCATCAATAGCAAATCCTTCACTTGGACTGGTTCCACTATTAGGTTTCTGAACGACTCCATTGACGCTAACAAGATGAGCTTGTGCATTTGTACCGGGGTTTGATAATGTAAATCTTGTAGCAGAACCGTTAAAGGTTGCACTACCACCACCAGAGCCACCAGAGCTAGACAGTGTATTGATTGCTATGTTTTGAGATCCAGCTGCTGCCCAGCTCAGATTACCATTAGCATCTGTCTTTAGAAACTGACCGTTTACTATATTAGATGGTAAGGTTAGTGTATAGCTTTGTGCAGCACTATGTGGTGGTGACTTGATTTTAACACCATGACTGTTTGCTGAACAGTTAAGTTGTAGTGTACCATCTGCACCGCCTGCACCTTTGATCTCTACAACACCTGTACCGTTAGGTGTTACCTTGACGTTACCGTTAGTTGTGCTTGTAGTAATCTCGTTTGTTTGTACATCTAAGTTACCACCAAGCTGTGGTGTAGTATCGTTTACAACGTCACTAGCACCTACAGTTACAAACTCAAGAGCATTACCAGCTGAGTTTACTTTAACTGTTTTACCACCCTGTCCTGTAAAACTGGATGGTGTATCTGTAAGACCAGCAAAGTTACCAGCTGGTGTTGTAACTGTAACAAACTCAAGTGCGTTACCAGATGAGTTTACCTTTACTGTTTTATTAGCTGCACCTGTAAAGTTAGCTGGTGTGTCAGTTAAACTTGCAAATGCTGTAGCACCAGCACCAGCTGCTATGCCTGATAGCTTAGTTTTTTCTGCATCTGTAAAAACATTACTGTCTGAAGCAGCTGCTACGGCTGCTCTAATTTCTGAATTACTTTGGTCTGCTGTTGCACCAGCTTCTATGCCATTAAGCTTAGAATGGTCAGCATCAGTAAATACATTACTATCGCTGGCATTTTCTACAAGGGTTCTAATTTCTGCTGCTGTTTGGTCAGCTGTTGCTGCTGTTTCTATACCGTCAAGTTTTGCCTTATCTGCTGCGGACATAAGTCCAGATACAGTAGTAGTAGAGTTTACTACATTCTGCTCTTCTTGTGCAGCAAATAATAACTGCTCATGGTTAGCATTAAGATCAGCTGCTTTGACTGACGACCCTGCGACATACGTAGCCTTTGCAACCTCTACGCTAGTATCACGAGCTATACGTATCTTTGCAGGGCTTGCTGGTATATTACCTGATGTAAAAACTACATTACCACCACCTGTAGTAGTGTAGCTTGTTATATTATAATGTGTGCCTGATGATTTTAGTACTTCGTCTACTGTTACTTTTATATCAGACTGTTGTATAGAAGGGAAAGAAAACGATTTAGTTGCGTTTCCATCCCCAGTGTAATCTACGAATGTTGTTGCCATTTATTTATACATTGAAAGGAGGTTTGCACTTTGATCTGTCTTCTGCAAACGTTTGACAGTTTTTAATCTTTCTTTCTCTCTTAGTAACTGTACTTCGGGTAAAGTAGTCATTCTAGCCCAAGCTACGTTTCGAGCATCTTCAAAGATATCATCAATAATTTGATAATGATAATAGTCTTTAGCTTCATACAGAGCTCTCTGACCAGATGCAATATCTCTATTCATCTGTTCTATAGACTCAAGTATTCTAGGGTTACGAGCAAGGCGTTCAAGCTTAACATCTAATCTTTCTTTACCTATTTCCTGTTGGAATCTAGATCTTAAAAAGTTTTCGTCTGTTAAGTCGTCACCATCTGGTGAATATAATACTGATAATCTAGCGTCGTATTTACTTGCAAATAGTAACTGACGACCCTTGCTAGGAGTTAAATGAAAAGCGATAGGACTAAACATATTAAATGCTCGAGTCATAAAGTCATAAGGATTAACAGGCTTACCATCTAGTACGCTGTACTTAGTTGGTAGTTTTTCGCCTTGACCGGCAAATGCTTCCGCATACAAGTTTTGGTTACGTATACCATCCTCAATACCTGAGTTAAGCTCTTTCATGTATGGGTTAAATAACTTACCTAAATCACGTCTTAACGCACCTAAACCTAAAGCGTTGTTCATAAGACCACTAGCAATTCTAGCACCACTACCGGGCTTACCTCCGACTAAATCAGCAAAGGTTTGTAAACCTGATATGTAAGATTTACTTGTTACACCTTGAGATACAAGAAGTGATACCTTAAGTAAATTGTCTTCTGTCCACTCTTCACCCATTAATAAACTAGCATCACCTATATCAGCAATAGTAGACATAATTAAGTTAAAAGGTTCAAACGAAGTATAATCTACTTGTACATCACCAAATGTTATAGTGTTTGGTTTATAGCCCGAATCAAGCCAGCTTTGTCTCATCTGTCTATCTACAGGACCATTACCAGTCATTTCGCCACGCATCCACTTTTGGCTTGCCATAAATACTAATCCAGCACCCATAGCTAATCTACCAGTCTGTAATGCTTTAGCGTTAATTAGTTCTTGATCTGATGTAATACCATATTTAGAAGCTAGCTCAGGTGTAAGTTGTCCGGGTCTAGCAAATGCTATATCATTAAATTCTTTAACAAAAAAGTTAAATCCGGGTGTATGTTTTGCAGTAAGTGCTAATCCGTTTACTCCTGTTCTAGCAAACAAAAAGAAAGGTTTAGCCCATGGATTCTGTTGGAATACAGAGTTTAAGCCTGCTGCAAATCCAGTTAAGTCTTGTGTAAGTGTAACTTCTTTACGTGCAAAGTTTGCAGCTTCTTCTGTTACATTACCGTTAGCATCAAATATATCACGCTGAAATTTGTTCTCGTAATTTTTAATAAGTTCTGGTGTAATTTCAACATTATCTGACAATGCACCAACGGCTTTAGCATCTATAGCACCTAGTAATGCTTTTTCTCTCATCTTAGCACGACCTATAACAAACGCAAATGCGTCGTCAGTTGCTGCCATAAGCTTAGTAGAGTATGTCAAGAATCTATTATCATTCATAGATCTTGCTATGTTAGCAATATAAAATGCAGCTTTATCTCCAAAAGTTGCGTCAGGACTATCTTCCGCAAATCTTCTAAGTACTTCCCAGTTATCATCTCCTTGTGTATAGTCAGAGAAACGTGATTTAGCATTTGCTATTTCACCACTCCAGTAACCACCAAGTCTAGTTTTAAATAACTCGAAAGATTCTGGTATAGCTTCTATCATAGCGTTCATGCTAGCTAAACCTGTACGTATTGTACGACTATCGCCAGTAAATGGGTATCTAAATACTGCACCTAAAGTTGTTGCCATAGGTCTAGTAAACGTAAAAACTGATGTACCTACTATAGCACGAGCTGGTGTCTTAGGTCCACTTAATACACTGTGTGAAAACACACCTTCAAGTTCTCTGATAAGAGCACCTTTCTGTTGTTTACCTTCGATCTCACCACCTTTTATCATCTTTCTTGCCCAAGCGTTAAAGTCATCTATACTATTAACAGTCTGCATAGATGAAAATGCCTCAAATAAAGCCATTAACATATCTGGATCATCGTCAGCGATATCTAGTATAGATTGTATAGACTCACGAGTATCTACCATTTCTTTACTAAGTGTTTGTCTTAGATAACCTCTTTTCTGACCAGCACCTAGTTCTGCAAAGTTTTGTGATTTAATAATTCTAGCTTTTTTAACTTCAGTAAGTAAGAAAAACATTGTATCTCTTACCTGTTCTAGTGGTCCATCAACGTCTCTTACATCTACAAAATCAAATAATTCTCTAACACCAGTGCTTAAATCACGCACTTGCTGTAACAAAGTACTAATAAGCATATCAGCTACAACTACATTTTTACTTGTAAGTGTCTCGATTGTATCAACTAAGTTACCATCTATATCAGTAAGATCATAAGTATCTCTAGATTGGAATAATTCTTGTATATAATCTGCTGTTGACATCTCAGCCGCATCTCTACCTAGTGATATACGTTGGTGTGCAGCTATAGAATCACCAAAAGCATCTACTAATGATATTTTCTTTTTGTTTATATCATCAAGAATCTTTTTAAATTTATTTTTACTGTACAGTTTTGATAAAATATCCTCTACAACTTCTTCAGTGTAGTCACTATACATAGCACCACGCTCTCGTTGTAGTGGTCTTATCAAGTTACCAGCTGATCCTTCTGCTGCATCAAAATCATTACGTATTCTCTTTTGATTTGTAAATACATCGTAAGGGTCATCTACTGATAAATGTGCACCTTGATGTGAGTCTGCTAAAGGTCTATTTTTACTTGCTCTAAAACCTTCTTCGTATGCTCGTAATTCATCTAAACCTTTTTCTGTTGTTCCGCTAATAATACTCTTATTACGTTTCTGTACAAGTTCTGCTATAGGTCTAGATCCTTTACCTATTGCCATAGCAACACCATCAAATACAAGACCTATTCCCATACCTTCTACGATGTTTTTAAACTTCATCATAATAGGATGGTCAGCTTCCTTTGTACTTATTGGCGTATCTATAAATCCATAGTGATCTCTAAGTGAGCCTAATGCATTTTCTCCGTCAGATTCTTTAGATACAAGGTCAGATATAGCACCTATTCCAGCTGCACGTACAAGACTAGGAGCACCTAATAATTTAGTAGCGGCTACACCAGCTATAGGTATACCAGCAGCAGCTGCACCTTTTAAAGCTATTACTGAACCAGCAGCTAGTGTACCAAAATGTACTGTACCTCGAGCTAGCTTA